ATAAACGGTCACGGCGATGTAACCGATGATAGCAATCTTTACTCTCGCCTGATGTTTGAGATCCTCGGAGCCTTTGCAGGGCATGAGCGAAGAACGATCCGAATGCGCATGGCCAACGGCAAAAAAGCCAAGTCGAAGAAGGGCGGGTATATTGGCGGCAAAGTGCCCTGGGGCATGAAGGTTGAAGGCGAAGGCCAAGACGCAAACCTGGTGCCGTTGTTTCCCAGAAGGGATCAAGCAATCTGGCGAATGAAGAGCATTCGCAACAGAGAAAACAAACACGGCAGAAAAACTTCTTATCGTGCTGTAGCTGAAGAGATCACAAAGATTTATAATCATCCCATTAATCACAACACTGTGAAGGCCATTGTCGAACGCAGCTAACCCCTTTAAAGATTTTCTTAAGCGCTATCGCCACGATCCTGTGGCTTTCGTGCGTCAGGTTTTAAAAACGGAGCCCGACGCCTGGCAGTCCGATCTTCTTAATGCAATCCAATCTGGTGAGCGTAAAATCTCAATTCGTTCTGGGCACGGCGTCGGAAAAAGTACGACGGCATCTTGGGCAATGCTCTGGTTTTTGATCACCCGCTACCCAGTAAAAATTGTTGTGACGGCACCCACTAGCGCCCAATTATTTGATGCATTGTTCGCGGAGCTCAAGCGCTGGATCAACGAGCTCCCAGCACCACTGAAAGAGATATTAGACGTTAAGAGCGACCGTGTGAGCCACAAAGCCGCGTCCAGCGAGGCATTCATTAGTTGCCGGACATCAAGGGCAGAAACGCCCGAGGCGCTCCAGGGTGTCCACTCAGAGAACGTGCTCTTAATTTGCGATGAGGCGTCCGCGATTCCCGAGGCCGTGTTTGAGGCCGCAGCTGGATCGATGTCTGGCGAGAACGCTTGTACAATCTTGCTGGGCAACCCAACGCGGAGCTCAGGTTTCTTTTTCGATACGCATCATCGCCAAGCGAATGATTGGTGGACTCGAAAAGTGAGTTGCGCAGACAGTCCTAGAGTGTCCGACGATTACATACAAGAGATGGGCAGGAGATACGGCGAAGAAAGCAACGCATTTAGAGTGCGAGTGCTTGGCGAGTTTCCGGCGAGGGATGATGACACGGCAATCCCCCTCGAGCTCGTAGAATCTGCGCAGACAAGAGAAGTAGAAATCTTAGAAGACGAGCCCATCATCTGGGGGCTGGACGTTGCGAGATTCGGTAGCGCAAAAAGCGTCTTGTGTAAGCGCCAAGGCAGAAAGATTCTCGCGCTGACGTCATGGAAAAACTTAGACCTAATGAGACTGGCGGGAGCCGTCGTTGCAGAATATGAAAGTCTGCATCCGCGGCTGCAACCCCAGCGGATTTGCATCGATAGTATCGGTGTTGGGGGAGGCGTGTGTGATCGCTTGAGAGAACTCAACCTCCCCGCTATCGGCATCAACACCGCCGAGGCTCCTGCACTTCGCGCTACTTACTTAAACCTCAGAGCGGAGCTCTGGTTCAAGCTAAAAGCCTACCTGGAAGCGAGAGATTGTTCGATCCCGAAAGACGATAACTTACTCGCTGAGTTGGTGTCCGTTAAATATAAATTTACGAGCTCAGGCAAGCTTCAAATAGAAAGCAAGGAAGAAATGAAACGACGTGGATTGCCCTCACCAGATTTTGGAGACGCCGCGTGTCTCACCTTCGCCGTAGAGGGCGCAACCGTGATGCACGGCGGCTCTCTTTCCAGCGATTGGAACAAACCAATTAGGCGTAACCTCCAAATGGTTTGATAAAATAATAGACTACCTTTAACCCCATATATGGTGGTCTACCTATGGCAATGACAGATAACCCCAAGCCTTACAAACGCGGTCCTGCTGGATTGCGCGATGCAGCCGTGGACGTTGCAATCATCTTGCAAGCTGGCGAAAAAAAGAAAAAGCGCAAGGCGAAGAAGAAAAAGTAATCGATGGCAATCCCTTTATTTAAACTTAAAGCCCTGGGCGCAACTGGTGCAGCCGCTGCTGCTTCGCAGCCACAACAAGCGGAGGCAATGTTTTTGCCAGCAGCATTTGTGTTGCGCAACTCCTCTAAATTAGTCACCGAGCTCAACCCGAAAGCCACGCCAGAAAATTTAGAAAAAGCAGAAAAAATGTTTCGGGAAGGGAGAGGCGGGCAATCTGTTTTTAGGGAAACAGGATTTTTTAAGGGCGCAGATGGCGTCCTTCGTTTTGAGGTGTCAGACGATACGTCGAAGTTTAAAAAAGAACCAAAATTAACTTCAGATGAAAACGATTCAGTAACCGCAACTGAATTTCTGCCAGCCGATCAATACATGGATCACCCTGCATTGAGAAACTTAGATAGACCCTTTGGTGAAACGCCTTATATGCAGTTTGTTCCGTCCGAGGAATTAGGCAATGCTCTTGGTCGTATGCTTCCAAGGGCTGCCGGAGACGGTCGAGATGCAATTCAGGTTACAACTTCTGAAGATAAAATATTCGACGATCCAAGATATACTCCAAGATCAATTTTAATGCACGAATTGCAACATTCTGCGCAAGAGGCAGCGGGGCTTTCACCAGGCACGAATTCGAAAGCTGCCGTATCGCAAATCAATAAAGGCTTGCTTGACTACGATAACAGCAAACAAGGCGCGAGAGATCAAGAAGCTGCCATCAATTTGCAAGTAATGCGAAAAATGATGAGTGGTTTGCGTAAATTTGAAAATCTTCAAGAGCTTCGCAAGTATGCAACTGATTCAAATTTAACAGGCAAACGAAGATTGCTTGTTGGCCGTGGCGATTGGTACGAGCACGGCGATAAGATACGCAGCGAGCTTGGTCCAGAACCAAAACGACACAGACCGAAAGCAGAGCGAGAGCAATGGTTAAGTGCAGCATGGTCGAAGCTTGCAGAACGGCAAAGAGATGAAATATTCGAAGATGATTTGCAAAGAGCCTATTTAGCTCTAACTGGTAAGCGAGGAAAAATTGTTGATGAGGTGAGCCCTACAGGAAAATCTTTTCCGGGTTTAGATCGAGTGCAATTGGCAAATTCTTTGTTAGGAGAGATGAAAATTCCTAATGATCGCTTAGAAAGTTTTTTATCAACAGTGCAAGAAGAGTTTGGATCAAACGCATTTACAAATGCTGCTAACCGCGCTTTTAATCAAGCAGATAAATTTTATGCTGGAGATCAAAAGCAACAATTTCGTAATAAAATGCATCAAACGCTTTTAAATAACCCTCCTAGCACTCTTTACCGAAACGCCGCTGGCGAAGTAGAAGCGCGGAACGTGCAAAACAGACTCAACATGACGATGGATGAACGTCTGGAAAGTTATCCTCCCTTAACTGAGGATGTGCCTCGAGAAAAACAGATTTTAATTGATAGTCCGTTGACTAAACCACAAAGAGGATCAATTGATCCGCGACTAGCAGCAACGCTCCCTGGCGTTGGTCTTTTAGGCGCTGCTGCAACCCAACCGACAACGCAAGAAAAATTCCAAGGCATCCTCGATGCAGCCGCTAACGCTGGCCAGGCATTAACAGCCCCCGCAGCAGATGCGCCTTTTACTGCAATCGATGCATTAAAGTTTGGAGTTAGTGACTCTTTCCCTTTTGTTACTGGTTTCACAAATACGCCTAAAGAAGTAAGAGCAAGACAGGCCCAGCGTTTTGCACAAATGGATTTCCAACCTGGCGCACTTGGCCAGCAATACACGGAAAACGCCCAGCGAGCACTTGGCAATTCCCCTATTCTAAATGCGTTAGGCAATGTCTACAGCAACTCACGCATCCTTCAAACACCAGAACGCGCTATTACACAGTTTGCCGATTTATTGCCTGATCGGGGTAGGTTAGTTGGCGGTTCAATTTTATCGGCATTAGGATTATGAGCGAACTAGAAATCGTACAAGAAGATCAATTCGAAGAAGACGCAATCGAGGACCAAGGCGGCGATGAAAATTTAGATAGCGTGGTCCGACTCGCCATCGAGGACGCCGTTGATTTTATCGACAACACCATGAGTCCTCGCCGGGCAGAAGCTGCTGACTACTACGAAGGCGCTCCACTTGGTAACGAGCAAGAGGGTAGGAGCCAGGCACAAACGATGGATGTGCGCGACGTTGTGCAAT